CTACGGTAATTTGTGACTAGACTACGGTCTGTGATCTATTGGAAATACTATCACTTTGCATTTAACTACGGTTATTTATGGCCGCATCTTTTGGAGACCAAAACCTTCGTCAGAAGAAGATTGACCATGTCCAAGCGTTTGTCACGGGACCAGGACATCGGCATCCAATAGCTGCAGAGGAGCGCAGGACGGCTGAGCGCTACATCATCGATGAGATTACCCATTTCAACCCTGGTGGTTGGATTGTGGACGTGGGTGGCAACCACTTCCGCCACGTTGCTTCTGGGAGGAACAACGTGTGGACTTTGAGACCTTGTATCATTGATGATGATGCGATTCATGTCGACCTGTTGTTGAGATCTGAGGAGCGCAATGGCGCCCAGGCCAACACTCGCAACTGGTGTACGTGTGATTTAGCACGTTTTATTTCAACTGGTTGTGAACGCTGTCAACCCCGGTTCTGGGTTGATGGTGTTTTCCGCGTCCCTGCTGCCTATGTGTTCATTCATTCAATCTACTATTTGACGGAGGCTGATCATTCAGCTCCTCAAATCCTGGTTGATTTAGTCAACCAGGTTACTCCGCGTGGTAAGCACCCCATGGTTATGTCTCTACACCATGTGTTCCCTGATGTGAGAGGATCTTTTCACTCAGGGGAAAGTCAATACCGGCGCGAAGGAAAGAACCTTGAGAAGGTCACTATGATTGTGCAAGGGAATTCGACTCCCTATACACATTCTGCTTGTGACTGGCTCCTTACGCACCAACTCCCTCATGGCGTCTGCATGAAGGACACCCGTATGTACGGTCCTGAGAAACATGGTGCCACTCGTGTTACTATTTTCGCCAAGACGACTCTTCCTCAGCGACAGATCGTTGACCCTTCGTTGACTGCTCCTACACCAGTCGATTGTAAGGCTCAATTTGATTTTACTCGTTGTTTGTCGTTTTCCACACACCCTAAGTTCAATCCTGAACATGGTGTGGGCGAGATTCAGACTATCACGACTGTGACACTTCTTGGCCGTTCCTATGTGGTGGGCACATCTGTCCGACAGGTGGCTGTGCCGCGAGATGTTGTGGATGACGTTGCGTTCCAGATTTCTGGTTCGGTGCGTGATTTGAAGACTTATCAGCGTTGCATTGAGTTGACAAAGCGCTTGTTGGCGAGAGACATCAATCTGTCTAAGGCAGATCAGGTTGATGTGCTCCCGTACTGCGCTACTCTGGCTTTCTGCCGCAACGTAGACTCAGAATTTGAGTCGGTCTATCACGCTCTGTCGGCTCGCACTAACCCTGCGAGGCGCACAATGAACAACCTCAACACCTTGCTGAGTGGTGGCGACATTTTCGAGATTGACTGGAATCAGTTGTTATTTATCACTGTTTCCCTTCTCCTTTTGTTGTCCACTCTCTGGGTGCCGTGGCTCTACACTGCTCTTTTTGCCGCTGGACTGTACGGTTTCTGGTTTTACCAGCATGCCGTTACACGTACTGGTGGCGCAAGGAGCGTGCACATTGCAAATGAAGTACTTCGCCCCCACATTCTTGGGTGGTATTTTCCTCGCTCTATTGCTGATACCATTGATATGCACTATGCTCAGGATCTAGAGTCCTTGTTATCACTAACTCCTGCTGGAGATATAGTGTTGATGCTTGAGACCTTGATCGTTCTTTTATCAGGTGGCTTTGCCGGCCGGCGCTGGCCAAATGTTGTCTACCTGTTGAAGAAACTGACTGTGCATATGGTCCTCGGACATGTCTTCGGGATTGTCATCCGTCTACTTACACAAATTGAACGCAGACCAGAGATTTCTCTGGAACATGGCGTCGTGTACGCTTATTCTCGCTTGTTTGATTATGTGTGGACTGGATTGTCGATTTTCTGTTTGTGCGCTATTATTATACGCGTACACAGGAAATTTAACCTGCAAGAAATGGGACCCGTTGCGTATTACAATACTGTGCGTAAGGTTTCAATACTGCCCTACTTGGTGCTTGCCATGCTCGCTTTGTTCTTTGGCCTGCATGGGCAACTTCACCCCGGGTATGCATCTTTTATCGCCTCACATTTGTTACGCCTTTCGTTACTTGTTTGGTTTATGGCATTAGTGTACGCCGTGATGCCTTCACGATGGCGCTCGATTAATATGTACGGATTTATTATGAAACCTGTTATTCGAGAACGTTATGCAGCACGACCTGTTTATTCGTACTGCATGCACGGACGCCCACTAGTCCCCATTCCCCAAACTTCCCGCATTGATTATCAAGACGGACCTTGTACTCCATCTGTTTGCGCTGTGCATTATGGACCTGTTATTCGTGGAAACTACTTGGCTACTTTTCCTCGTGCCTGTGTGCACAATGAGGTTTTAGCCGTCACTAACAGGGCCATCAAAGCTCCACGCAACAAGCCTGAGCCAGGTTTGTGGCTCTCGTTGCTCAATGTTATGACCAATCAGACTAAAATTCTATGCCCTCAATTGGTCAACCTCTTGAACGACCCCTGTGAGATTATTGACACTGATGAGTGGATTGCTCGTTTTGTGCCTGCAAGACGTCGAATGCTGGAAAAGGAATATAAGAGGATGAAGGAGACTGCATTACCCATCACTACAACTTACAGTGCTTTTGTAAAGATTGAGGCTACAGTGAAGCCGCGAGAAGACATAGAAGATGAAGTCTTCTATGACCCGCGTCTCATTCAAGGAACCTCGCTCGACTACCAGATTGCCACTGGTCCTTATATCTATACTTTCACCAAACAGTTTGGTAAACATTTTCATCGCGATGGTGAGTTTACGTACGCTGGAGGTTTGAACGCTAAAGACATTTCAGATTGGTTCAACGACTGTCTCGCTGACGGTTTTGTTGAGCCAGTTCGTAATGATTGTAAACGTTTTGACTCCACCGTGCAGAAACCCGCCCTACAGTTCGAGTTTGATTTGTACCAGCGTTGGAAGAGAGATCAGGAGATGGACCAACTACTGCAAACACAGCAACACACTAAAGGAAAGACCCCGCATGGCGTCGTGTACGAGTGTGAAGCTACTCGAAAATCTGGCACCAACAATACCTCATGCGGAAATTCTGTCGACAATACTGGTGGATGGTTTTTGGTCAAGTTATACTTGTACCTACTATACACCTATGGATGGATGTTTGATGACGCTTCTGACGTCACTGACTACATTCGACAGTCTGGAAGCTTGGAAACTGTTGTTGATGACCTCATTGAAGAGAGACAGTTTGTGGCTTTTGACCCTTTTAGAGTCATTATTATGGGAGACGATGCGTTGTGTATGGCCAGACCCGAATTTTTGGGTTATTACCAGGAGGTGGTGACTGAAGTGTTCACCCTTCTAGGTTTCGAACCCACCGTTGACATTGATGGAGAAGCGCAATTTTGCTCTTCAATTTTCTATCCTGTGAACGGTCGATGGTGGTTTGGCCCCAAGATTGGACGCGTGCTCAGCAAGATGTTTTTGTTGGCAAGAGGAGAGCAGCACAACATGACTGTGGAGGAACACTTTAAGGCAACTTGTGTTTCCCTGTGGTACATGGCTCGATTCGTGCCCATCTTGCGGGCGGTCAAATTGCCCGATACGACCATCTCGCCTACCTCGCTGTTGCACGTTTTAGACGTGCATAAGGCTCATCATTACTATCTCCCTGATGACACTGTTCCCATAGAACCCGCCCCAGACACAATTGATTTTGTTTGTGATCGCTATGGGATCACTCCTACCACGCTACGGATGCTGGAGGGTGACGTTGTGGTGAAAGACACTCTTGAAGGAGAGGTCTGGGAGAGTATTCAAGCACGGGAC